TGGCAATAAGAGAGTTCATATTTGATAGGTTTATCGAAAGAAAAATGGATCCTATAGATATTATACCTTTTTTTAAATGTATAGAATCTAGAATGCCTAATGAATACGCCAGGTGCATTAAGTCTAAGAGTATAATCAAGATTAAAGAATTCATTGTGAATGTATTCCTAAGCAATCATATTGATTGGGAACATACAGTTTCTATCATTGAAATTGAAAGTGAGCTTGAAGAGTCCATGGACAGTTCAAATCTAACTATCAGAGAGAATATTTCAAGACTACGAAATAAATTGGAAGATAGCATCCGTAATCGATATCCAAATTTGTATGTTTATGTTAAATTGAATCCATATCGTTCTGGAGTTATATTAGCGTCTGTTTTAGCGTTGATAGCTTATTTTGGAAAAATCGCAGTTGATAAGATGTATGGTTCTATAATATATCTTAGTGAGATGCTTGGCATTGGGCCTGCTGATGAGAGTCAATGTGACTCAACCAATGGCGATAAGTTTGAAAGATGAACTAAGGAGGATTATAAAAAAGTTATATCTTCCTTTAGAAATGGTAAACAGAATGCTCAGGGCTATAGACCCATTTTGGACCCCACCAATCGTGATATAATGAGAAAAGTTATGGGTAATACCTATGAAGTCAAATTAAGCTTTGCCGGTGGCAGGTTGGGTCTTGGCACATTCATTAAGGGAAGAGTTCTATTAGTTCCCTTCCATTTCCTAACGTTAATTGTATCTGAACTTGAATCGCTCGATTCACCTGATGGACATTTTGTTATCCTCAGTAAAGTCATTGGAGCTCTGGAATATAAAATTGCTTTTGAAGAATTCTTAGATTATAAACAAACTATGACCCTAGATGGAAATGATATGTGTATGATAGAATTACCTAGAAGAGTAAAAAATCACAGTAATATAATTGATTTTTTTTCAAGCAGTAGATCCTTAAGAGATACTCATGAGATACAAGTTATGATTGATGATTTTAAACTAGGCTGTCACATTTCCTCCCCTACAGTAGCAGTTCCAAGGGACAATTTTGATGTTCATAGTGATGATTTTGACTATAAAGTACGTAGAGGATATGTGTACACAATAGCATCCTATGCTGGTATGTGCGGTGCAATTGTAAGTCGTCTCGACCCAAATTGTCCTAAGTCTAAGATCGTAGGAATCCATGTAGCAGGTACTGCATCGCGCTCTATTGGTAATTGTTGCGTTTTGACCAGAGAGGATATAGATGAGGCAATGAGTTTATTTAGAGAACAGATTGATGATCCAGTTCCAGAGGATGAAGTCCACCCCTCATCCCAGTGTGGTCTTGTTGTTGACAAGTTTCCTATACTGCAACACATAGAGAGGTCAATTAATATTCCATCTCATACTAAGTTGATGAAATCTAAGGTTTATGGTGCCTGGTCTGAGCCCAAAACAAAGCCTGTCAATTTGTCCGAGAAGAGAGTTGAAAATTCTCTATATACCACCTTTGAAACTTGTATGCGTTCATATGGTAAAGATCCTGTCTATGTTGACAAATTTGAAATTGAAATGGTAACTCATTGCATGACAGACCAGTTAAAACATGGTAGGTTTGATATGGAAAAGCGCATATTCTCCTTTGAAGAGGCTATTGTAGGTATTCCTGGAGATGATTCATTCAATGCCATTCCTAGAAGTACATCAGCAGGTTATCCCCACAATTTGACTATAATTGCAGGAAAGCCAGGTAAAGAGAGGTTTTTTGGATCTGGTGAAGAGTATGATTTACATACCCCTGAAGCAGTAAGTTTGAGAAATAGGGTATTTACATACATTGAGCAGATGAAGAAAGGAAAGCGACCTTTTCTTGTTCACACTGATTACAAGAAGGATGAGAGATTACCTATTGAGAAAGTTGATAAGGGAAAGATTCGTATGATTAGTGCAGCTCCTCTCGAAATGACTATACTTTTTCGAATGTATTTTGGAGCGTTCACCAAATTTTTGGTTGACAATCGTATTGATAACGGTATAGCAATTGGTGTCAATCCATATTCGTGTGAATGGGATGAGATTGCTAATAAGCTCCTCTGTGTTTCTAACAGAATGGGCGCTGGTGATTTTAAGGGCTATGACAAATCACATCAGGAATGGATCATTGATATATGCTTAGACATAATTCAGAGATTATATGATGGCTCAGAAGACGAGAATAGGATTCGTGAAATTCTATTTCTTGATGTGTCTAATGCTAGACATGTTTATGGGTCTGTTGTTTATGAAATGATTGGTCCACTTGCTAGTGGAGGTCCCCTAACACCAGTAATAAACAACCTGTGTAACCATATTCTTCATAGATTGTGCTTTTCAAGGATCTTAAATAAGTCTGTTGAATCTTATGCTCTTTATGATAGTGCAATGTATGTCATAACTATGGGAGATGACAGTGATCATGCCGTCGCCCCTGAGTACAGCTCTTTGGTGAATGAGGTTACATTGAGTGAAGCCATGTCTCACTATGGGTATACATATACTCCTGATGTCAAAGATGGTGCTCTTAATCCAGTACGAAGTCTCACTGATATAAGTTTCCTTAAGAGAAAGTATGTTTATGATAACTCTTTTTGTCGTTACATAGCACCCCTTGATATTGATGTTATTCTAGAAGTGCCATATTGGACGAAGAAGATGGCCATAAGGGACGTTATAACTGAAGACAATGTTAACCTGGCACTATCCGAACTTTCTCTGCATCCCAAAGAAATCTTTGACAAATATTGTCCAATTATTGTCAAAGCATTTAGGGATGAATATTCCAAACATCCCAAAACAACAAATTACTTGATATTGAGAACTGCAATTCTCAATAAGAAAGCTACCTGGTAAATATGATGAAACCCCGACCGAAATGTCGTTAAACTATATTAATTTTAAAAATCCGTAAAGTGTGTAGACCTTTTTTGATCTATCAATATAAAAAAATTACAGGACCGAAATGTCGATAAACTTCTAGGACTG